GCAATATGAGCGATTTGTTCTTGAGTAACAAAACCACCGTTAGCGTACCAATTATGAGTTTGCCAAAAATGCTTAGCATTAGATGCATTGCCATATCTTCCTTTAACGTATGAATACATCCATTTCAATTGAGTAATTGGATTTGTTCGCCAATCTTTACCAGCGCTAGCCATTTTATTACCTGGTAATGATTGTGGAATACCATAAGCACCAGAACCAGGGTTAGTTGCATTTACTCGCCAACCAGATTCATGATTGATAATCCAGTTCAAATCTTCATACCAAGATTTAGGAATACCAGCTTGTTCCATCCAATGCTTATGACTTCCAGTTGGTTTAGGACTTGTTGAATTGGAATCTCCTTCATCTTCGTTAGAGTCTATCCATTTCTTGATTTCCTTAACAATACCATTCTTGATGTTCTTGATAATGAATGAACCTAAGCCCTTAGCGGTATCTATTGCAAATTGAACACTCTTTCCAATCTTCAATGAACTAGAAAAAGCACTCTCTAAAGCTTCAATAGGATGAGAAACAATATTTTTAGCTAATTTAACACCGTCTGAAACATCATCCCATAACTTGCTAGCTCTAGATTTAATACCATTCCAAATAGAGCCAAAACTAATAGTCCCTTTAGCGTAATAATGCATGTCTGGATAGTTATCTAATCCTAAACGTTCAGTATCATCACCATTGATAACATGAGAACCTTTAGGCAAGATTGTCGTTACATTCATTCCTTTGAACATACCAACTTGACCGTTAGGATATACAATTGCTTCACGTTTGCCACCATCGTTAACCATTGCTAACTGTGTTTCTGGTAAACCATTAGGATAATATCTAGTAGTACCAGTAGCCCACTTAACTGGACTTAGCTTTTTCACTTGTTTAGCACCAAATTTATCTAATAACCAGTTAATACCGTCAATACCAGAGTTTACAATCCCAATGATTACGTTAATTACACCGCCAACGATTCCTTTGAATGTATTCCAAATACCACTGAAAATATCCTTAACACCGCTCCAAAGTAGTTGCCAATTACCAGTGAATAAACCAGCAAATACCTTGAGTAGTCCACCAATAGCAGTAAATACACCACCAACGATTTGCTCAATACTACCCCAAGTTGTGCTGAATATATTCTTAATCAGATTTAAAGCAACTTTAATTATTACGATAATTCTACTCATTGATGCTCCAATTGCTATAGCTACAACTTTAAATACATTTGCAAAAGCCTGCAGGAACGATAATCCATTCTCACTAAAGTATGTTTTCATTGCATTAAATAATTTTTTAAATGAATTACCTATTGTTCCTACCATGTTAATCACTGGTCTCAAACTATTCATGATACCCTTACCGATTCCGTTAATGAACTCTCTAAAAGGTTTAATCTTCTGATAAGCCAAAACAAAAGCAGCACCTAATGCTATAACAGCTCCTATACCTAGAGTTGTAGGATTTAATATTGTTAATAACTTAAATGAATTAGCAATATCTTTTATTTTCTTAGCTATATTTAGACCGTTCATCACAGTTCTTATTTTTCCAACAGAAGTAATTATAGCAGCTATTCCGATTGCCATAGGGCCTAATATTGCAGCTAATCCAGTTAATACAAGAATTGAATTTTTGACTGGACTTGGTAATTTAGCAAAACGATTAACCATAGATGTTAATCCTTTAATTACTGGAGTAAGTGTAGGTAATAACTTTTGCCCTAAACTAATGCTTAATGAATTTAACGATGATTTAAATTCTTGAACAGAAAACTCTGATGTGCTTCTCATAGTTTTATTATATTTATCAACCACACCATTTGAATTGGAAACTTCTTTTGAAAGTTTACGATAATCTGATATATGAGCATTCATCAAAGTTGAACCAACTTTCATGTTTTCTTGTCCCATAACATCATATAAAAATTTCTGACGTTCTTCATCATTCATACCTGAATAAGCTTTTTTCATATCTCCAACAATGTCTAACATACTTCTCATATTGTGGTGACTATCGTATACAGCGATATTATATTTCTTTAAATCAGCTGCTGCTGCGCCTGTCCCTGTAGCTATTCTTGTAAGCATAGATGATAAACCTGTACCAACAGAACTAGCGTCGATACCAGCAGAACGTAATTTACCAGCTACCGTCAAGAAATCAGCAGTATTGATATGCATACCATGCAAAGCAGCACCAGCATTTGCTGAAATAGTTCCTAAATCATCTAAATTTAAGGCCGTTTTATGAGTTATCTCAGTCATTTGGTTCATTAAAGAGTTACCAGAACGAATTTGACTATTTGTTGAACCTGTATTTAATCCAAATTGTTCCATTAAAGAAGAAGTGAGTTCAATTGTTTTCCCTGTTTTATCCCCATTAGCCGTCATTGTTTTAAGTAATTCAGGCATCATACCTAAAGCAACTCTAGCACTATAGCCGTTAGAAATTAAAGTGAATAAACCTTCGTTGATTTCTTTAGTTCCAACACCATATTGCTTAGACCACTTTAAAACATCAGAACTCATTTCTTTCATGATTTTGTCTGTTTCTTTAAGAGAACCTGATTGTGCTTCAACTTCCTTACGAATATCTTGTAATTGGTATTCAAAATTCATCGCTGACTTAGCACTCATGGTAAATGCTCCCACAACGGGTACTGTAATATATTGTGTCATATTACGCCCAATAGATTGCATGCTTTGCTTTAATTTGTCCATGTGATCTCTTAACATTGCACTTGAAATTGAAACGTTCTTATAAGTTTTATTCAACTTATCATATTCAGCCTGTGACTGCTGAATTTTAGCATTTAACTCAGCGACTTTTACTTTTTGCTCCTGAGTTTCTCTAGCGTCAGCACCCTTAACATTAACCAACTCTTTTAATTTAGCTTTTTCATCATCAAGAATATGATTATATTGCTGAATCTCTTCTTTTAAACTACGATATTTAACTAAATTAGCTTCATTAGTTTTACCTTGTGCTTGCAAACCAGTAATATTAGCGGTGGTTGTTTTTTGCAATGTTTCTAAAGATGTTCTAAGACTATCAGTTCCCCTTTTGGCTTCATTCATCGCAACTTTAGCGTCATTTAATTGACGTCTATAGTTTTCTTGAACTCTAATAGCATCGTTAATTTTAGAAGCGGTACGCATTGCAGAAGTAGAATATTCACCATGCATTTCTACTTGTTTTTGATATGTTTCTCTAAGAGATTCAATCTTACGTTTATTAACGTCCATAATTTTCGTTAATCCTTCAACTTTTGCACTAGCTTTTTCATAAGCTGTACCTGTTGATGCTAATTCAGCAACGTTAGCACGCATTTCAGACTTAGCTAATCTAAATTGATTTTGGATTGACTTTAAACCATCAGTAAATTTAACCGAATCTAAGCCTAAAGAAACAACCATTGATCCTAATGGTCTACCTACTGCCATATGTACTCCTCCTTTCTAAAATTGATTGTAAAATTCCTCAGCACTTAATTTACTATTACTTTCAGATTGACGTTCTAAGTATTTAAAGAAAGCTTCACTATCCATATCTTCAATATCTTGAAATGGAATACCATTTTCCATCAATTGCTTAGTTATATCATCTAAAGTCTCAAGTGCTTCGGACGATGTTATTTTTTTGAGTTGTCTTTATTAGCTCCACCCATTGCATCGCTCATGATTGTACGTAATGTTTCAACACCATCTTGTAAATCTAAGCCATTATAAATAGCTTCTTTGGTGACGTTAGGATTATTGAATAAATCAACTACAATATCAATCATTGGTTCTAACATACCAACTTCATTTTCGCCAGATAAAGAAACAAATTCTTTTTCTTCTGGTTTTGTTAAGACAACACCATTTGTTAATTTATCTTCTAAAATACGTAAGCGTGCTGATTTTTCTTCAATATCTTTATTAAAATCAAGAATTTTCTTAATTTTTCCAAAGTTAATCTTACGTTGTTCATAGTAATTTACCTTATCTGTTTCTGAATCATATAGTTTAATTGAAATCATTAGTGACTACCTCCATCAGGAGATAATACTGGATTTGTTACTGCACTTTCTGTAATAGTATCAACAGCTTTAAATCCAGGGAACATCTTAGCTACAAAAGTTTCAAATGTAGCTCCAGATGTTTCAGAACCCTTAGCTTTAACTAGCTTATCTGAACGTCTAGTAATTGCAGAACCAGAAATAGACACATTATTAGGTGTTTTACCTTTATCTTCTGATGTTTTTAAGTCGTCAGCGTCAACAGTAGCAAACTTAGCTTTAGCAATACCAATCCACATTTTTTTGCCTTGTAGGTCTTCTGCTTCAGCAATAACAGCACAATATGGTTGTGTTACTGTTGAGTAAGTTTCTAAAATCCCATTGTCTAACTTATCGCCTAATACTTCTGTTGCTACATCACTAGGTAATTCAACGGCTGTAATTTCAACTTTACCAGTACCTGTACCAGCATCAGATACATAATAAGCAATGTTTGAGCCATAAACAGTGTTAGATTGACCTTGAAAGCCACTTGTTTTAAGTTCTACAGCACCACCAGAATTACCATCAATAGCAACTACTTTTGTTACTTGTTCTTTGTCGTCCATGATACCGAACAAAATACGATTGAATCCAACCGTACCAATTGCAAATTTATTATCTGCCATAATTTATAACCTCACTTTATTATTTGATATCGTCTTACACGCAAATGCAAAACTTGAAAATCATACTCATAATTTGTACTAAAATCAGTAAAATACACTTCAAAATCACTGTTTTTTAGTGCTTTTTCTACTGAATTTGTTAATTTTTCGCCTGTTTTATTGTCTTTTACGTAAATATCTATCTGACTTTCAGATAATTCTCCACATTTAAAGTTGCTAGCATAATCATAAGGGCTGTTACCTAAGAAAGTAATTTGAGCAAAAGGTAACTTTTTACTTTCTAAAATCGTTTGTGGAATTTCACGCATAATAAACGTATTTGTGTTATCAAATTCATTTAAAGTCTTTACAATATTTCCTACATCAATAGCGCTAATTCTCATAGACCTAATTCACTCCTTATGATGCTAGACATTTTGTTCAAATAATCGTCTTTTGTTTCTTCAACTGTTCGTTCAATAAATGGATTAGGTTTCTGATTAACCGTCCCTAATTCAATAAAATGAACACGCCAGTAAGTATCTTCACCAAAACCAACATTGACGTGCCCATACTGATCGATACCACTAAGTTGGATATCATCTCTCATATGTAG